GGCGTTCTTCAATCAAACGCGTGATAGGATGTAGACTAGCGCTCGTGTCATTAATATAAGAGATTGAGCCATTCGGTGCTACAGCTAAGCGATTTTGATGGTATAAGCCATCACGTTTCACGTTGTCAGCTAATGCTTGCCAGTCGTCACTTGTCGGGATGAAGACGCCGGCAAATAATTCTTTGACCTTCGCTGATTTTGGCTGATGGTTTCCTTGAATATACTTATCAAAGTAACTACCGTCTGCATAGCTTGATTTTTCAAAATTATGGAAGACCAATTGACGTTCTTTTGCGATAGTATTGCTTTCCACCAAAGTCCAGTAATTCAACAATGTGAAATAAATGTCTGTAAATTCGATCGATTCAGGTGAACCATACTCCATTTGATTTTTCGCAAAATAAGTATGCAAGCCCATCGCTCCTAGTCCAATCGTATGGTTTAAATGGTTCCCATTTTGAATGGATGGTACTACATCAATATCTGATGCATCCGTCACGAAAGTCAGCGCGCGCGTCATTGTTCGTACTGATTTACCAAAGTCAGGGCTACTCATTAAGTTGACAATATTCGTAGAGCCTAAGTTACAGCTAATGTCGGTACCTAAGACGTCATACTCTTGCTTGCCGTTGATTAATGAAGGCTCTTGTACTTGTAAAATTTCAGAACAAAGATTACTCATAATAATTTTGCCGTGTACAGGATTGGCACGGTTCGCTGTATCGATATTGATAATATAAGGATAGCCGGATTCTTGTTGTAATTTTGATAATTCATTTTCTAAATCACGGGCTTTTATTTTTGTTTTACGAATGCGTGGATTTGCGACTAACTCATCGTATTTTTCAGTAATATCAATATATGAGAAAGGCATGCCATATTCACGTTCGACGCTGTATGGACTAAACAGATACATTTCTTCATTTTTACGGGTCAGTTCATAAAATTTATCTGGTACTAGCACACCAAGTGACAAGGTCTTTACTCGAATTTTTTCGTCAGCATTTTCTTTTTTCGCTGATAAAAAGGTCATAATATCTGGATGGAAGACATTCAAATATACGACACCAGCGCCTTGACGTTGGCCAAGTTGATTAGAGTAACTGAAGCTGTCTTCGAATAATTTCATGACAGGCATCACGCCACTTGCAGCACCTTCATAGCCCTTGATAGGTGAACCAGCTTCACGTAAGTTAGACAACGTAATCCCGACGCCTCCGCCAATCCGAGACAATTGCAGTGCCGAGTTAATACCACGACCAATGGAATTCATATCATCTGTTAGCTGAATTAAAAAACAAGACACCAATTCCCCACGACGTTTACGACCAGCATTTAAGAAGCTTGGTGTTGCTGGTTGGTAGCGTTGATGAATCATTTCATCTGCTAAAGCTAACGCCAATTCTTCATCTCCATTAGCAAAATAAAGTGCGTTAAATGCGACGCGATCCTCATACGACTCTAAGTATTCTTCGCCATTGTTGGTCTTTAGGGCATATTGAGAGTAAAACTTGTACGCAGCCATAAATGAATGGAAGACAAATGATTGCTCTGCTAGGAAAGCATACAGCTGTTCGATAAATTCTGGCTGGTATTTGTTTAAAAATTCTTCTTCAAGGTATTCTTCTTCTACTAAATAGGCTATTTTGTCGTGAATGGATGCAAATGTCTTCGTATTTGGTGCGACATTTTCTTTTAAGAAGGCTGCGAGCGCTTCTTGATCCTTTTGTAGAGGGATTTGTCCATTAACAGGACGATTGATTTCGTTATTTAACTTAAAATAGGTAACGTCACCTAATGCTTTTAAACTCATGAAAACACAACCTTTTCTTTTTCTTGAAATAAAAAAGAAGGATTTGCGTCAATTGACCGTCAAATCCAACTCACATCATTGCTTTTCTAATCTGTGAATTAACTTGCTAATTGGCGTAATTGATCTGGGCGGAAACCGATAATAGCCGCAGTAGCATCAGATAAAACCACAGGCACACTTTGGAAGCCATGTTCCTTTAAGTAGTCAATATATTCAGGTTGATCATCGATATTAATTTCTTCAAAAGTGACGTCATTTTCTGTTAAAAAGCGTTTTGCCATTTTGCATTGCATGCAGTTGTTTTTTGAAAATAATTTTACGTTCATAGTTTATTCCTCCAGTACATGAAACTTGCTTATGAGAAAATACTAATGTAGCAAGCTGAAATTGTCAATATAAATATACTATATATTGTGTTTGTGAATTCAATGTGACACTAATTGTTGTGTTTATTCATGAAAATAATAAAAGAAAGCTTGATAAGACAACACCAACGGGAAACTTAAATTAGTAAGAATTAGTCAAAGAATTTTTTCTTGTGAAGAAAAAGTTATAAAGATAATTTGACAGTCTTTAAGAATAGGTATACATTGGTGATAATGATTCTCAATTGAAAATAGAGTGATAGATTATCACTAATCTAAAAAAGGATAGTAGGAGTTTTTTTAGATAATGACAACATTAGATAAGTGTGAAATTGGCGTGATTTATCAAGTGAATAATATAACAATATAAGATTCTGTACGCTTTCATTTGCAACGATTAGGTTTAACAAAAGGCAATCGCGTGACCGTTGTTCAGCGTGATGCCAAAAGTGCCATTGTATCTGTTCAAAAGACCCGTGTTGCTTTGGAAGTCGCTTTGCTCCAAAAAATAGAAGTGGGTGAAGTCACAAGTCACAATGAATGGCTATCTCTAGATCAGCTTACAGTCGGTGAAACAGGCAAAGTCGTCAACTTGTACGGTCAAGGAGCGGTCCGTCGTCGGTTGATGGATATGGGGGTCACAAAAAATGTGACCATTACCGTTCAAAAATTAGCTCCGCTTGGTGACCCGATCGAAGTGAAGCTACGTGGCTATGCATTGACGCTTCGCAAAGAAGAAGCAGCACATATTTTGATAGAAAGGGTGGACGAAGCATGAATCAATGGCAACTTGCACTGACTGGTAATCCCAATAGTGGCAAAACAAGCGTGTTTAATTTACTGACTGGCGCGACACAATCCGTCGGTAACTGGCCAGGTGTTACTGTGGAACGAAAATCGGGAACTTATCGTAAGAACAAACAAATCTTAATTCAAGATCTTCCAGGTATCTACTCACTTGCGCCATACACACCGGAAGAAATTGTCGCTAGAGACTATCTTCTTCAAGGTCGCCCGACTGCCATTGTCAATATCGTAGACGGTACCAATCTGGAGCGGAATTTGTATTTAACCACGCAGCTCATGGAGACCGGCAGTCCAGTCGTGGTGGCAGTGAATATGATGGATCTAATGAAAAAGAATGGCCGCACGATTAACTTGGAGAAACTCGCATATGGATTAGGAGTACCAGTCGTCGGAATCAGTGCAATCAAAAAGCAAGGTATCGATGAATTGATGAAGACAACGACACATATGATTGAAAACAATCCAGAAACGGTCCATTACCCGTCCTATGATGCCCGCGTAGAGGCAGCTTTAGATGAAATTAGTGATGTATTAGGCAACACCGTCTGTCCAAGTCAAACAAGATGGTACGCCATCAAGCTTTTTGAAGGAGATACTCGTGCGTATGAGGAGCTAGATTTAAGTAGCTTGCAGCGAAAAGAAATTGAAGAAATTGTAGCAATTGCCGAAAAGATTTTTCAAGATAGTAGCGATGCAATTCTGGTCAATGAACGCTATGAATTTATTACGAAGCTCATGGCATTGTGTACAGTAGATGAAAAAAGTCATTTCTTAAAGATGAGTGATCATATTGACCGCGTGGTAACCCATCGTGTCTTAGCGTTACCGATTTTTGCCTTTATTATGTGGGGGATGTATTACTTAGCGATTCAAAGTATCGGAGGATTTGGGACGGATTGGGTAAACGATGTGCTTTTTGGTTCCATTGTGCCCGACTTTGTAGAGAAAACTTTGGTCCAATGGCAAGTGGCAAGCTGGATGCAAGATTTAATCATTAATGGCATTATCGCAGGCGTCGGAGCAGTTCTCGGCTTCTTACCTCAATTAATTGTTTTGTTTTTATGCTTAGCCATTCTCGAAGACTGTGGATACATGTCACGGATTGCCTTTGTAATGGATCGAATTTTCCGTAAGTTTGGCCTTTCCGGGAAGTCGTTCATTCCCATGTTGATTGCGACTGGTTGTGGGGTGCCGGGTGTCATGGCGAGTCGGACGATTGAAAATGAAAAAGATCGCCGCTTGACTGTGATGATTACGACCTTTATGCCATGTTCCGCAAAGCTTCCAATTATCGCATTGGTCGCTGGCGCCTTCTTTCCAAATGCAAGCTGGGTTGCACCATCTGCTTACTTCCTTGGTATCACATCAATTGTCTTATCTGGGATTGCTTTAAAGAAGACTCGGCTTTTTTCAGGAGATCCAGCACCCTTTATCATGGAGCTACCTGCATATCATTTGCCACAATTAAGAAGTATTTTGAATCAAACCTTTCTTCGTGCCAAATCATTTGTTAAAAAAGCCGGTACGATTATCTTTGTCTCGACCATCTTCATTTGGTTTACGTTCAAGTTTAACTTTGTCTTGCAAGAAGTACCAGGTGAACAAAGCATGCTTGCTACATTCGGTGGCTGGCTTGCTCCTATATTCAAACCACTTGGATGGGGTGTCTGGCAAGGAGCAGTCGCGATGATTACCGGATTAGTAGCCAAAGAGAATGTTATCGGAACATTTGGGATTCTTTATGGTCATCTTGGATCAGTCTCAGATAACGGCAAGGAAGTCTGGTCATTGTTACATGCCGACTTTACACCTGTCGCAGCATATTCATTTTTAGTCTTTAATCTCTTGTGTGCACCATGTTTTGCAGCGATTGGTGCAATCAGACGTGAAATGGGGACGCTAAAATGGACTATGACGGCAATTGGTTACCAATGCGGCTTGGCGTATCTGGTCAGCTTTATGACGTATCAATTTGGTCATGTGTTATTTGAAGGGAGAACAATCGGTCTTGAAACAGCCCTAAGCGTGCTTGTACTTGCATTCCTTGTCTATCAAATTATCCGTAAACCAAAAGAACGAATTATCGAAGTAACGACTGTCGTACCAAGTATGAAGGAAGGATAAAAAATAGCCACGATTATTTTAGCAGTCTTAATTTTTGTGACAGCAGCCTACATTGTTTATCGACAAGTAACAGGCAAATCACAGCATTGTGAACAGTGCAATTGTAGCTGCCCAGCGAAAGATGCTCAAGCTTTAAATAAAACAAAGTAAACGACAAGATTTGTTATTTTTCTTCCAAAAGTCTCTTGCATTTTTCTGATACGGGTGATACTATGTAAAAGTACTTTTGGTACGGGACGTTAGCTCAGTTGGTAGAGCAGCTGACTCTTAATCAGCGGGTCGCGGGTTCGAACCCCTCACGTCCCATTGGGTGCCAAACCCACGGTGTATAAGCATTGTTGGCGTCTTCGGACGTTTAGAAAACGATGCTTGATACACCTTTTTTTGTAAAAGTGTCGGCAATTAGTGTCGGATTTTATTATACTTACTCATAAAATAACAAAGCTAGTTAGATTCCAACATGGCGCTAAAGATTTCTGTAGCAGTATCTTTTTGTTTTTTAAGTACATGGCCGTACGTATTGACAGTGGTATTGTAATCACGATGTCCAAGTCGTTCTTGCAGCTCTTTCGGGGTCATGTTGGGGTCTGATAATAAAATTGTAGCTGATGTATGTCTTAAGTCGTGGAAGCGTATAGGACGCAAACCATGGCGTTTTACAAATCGCTTGAATTTCTTATACAGGTAGCTACCACGCGGCAATCTGCCATCTTGTACCGATTCAAATAAAAAGTAATGATCTAATTTTTTTACTCTTAACTTCCAACGTATTTGTGTGTTATAGCGTATCAGCTCTTTAATAGTAGCTAGAAGAGTTTCTGGCACACGAACCACTTTCTCATCATCCTGATTTTTCAATCCTGGCATCAATCGGATATCCGTCTTATTGTCAACTTCTGATATACGTTGATGAAATGTAATGGATCCATTCTCAAAGTCGATGTCCTTTTCTTCTAATGCTGCGATTTCACTTTCACGGGCACCAGTCACCAAGGCGACTAAAATCAACGCTCTTATCGTTATATCTTCTTTTGGTAACGCAGCAAGTAGCTGATTTATTTCATCTTCACTGTAAGGCGCTCTGACATTCTTTTTATCCTGGGGCTGTCTGGGTATTTTCACTTGTTCGCATGGATTTTCCTTGAGTATTTTATACTCGTTGACTACCATTAAAAAAAGATTGTTGATTGACGCTAACATCCGCATCCTTGAGTTTCTAGTGAGTGGTTTCGGATTCTCTGCTCCGCTCATTCTTTCCGCATTCACGATTATTTTCTTGATCATGTACGGCTTGATAGAGGAGAGGGGAACCATCTCAAACTTCTCGTAAAAACGATTCTCAATCGTCCGTTTGTAGTTATGGAAAGTCTTTGGTTCGATGTTGATTGGTGCTTCTTTTAGCCATATCTGGTTATAAAAATCACCAAATGTCATGTTAAAGTAATCAATTGGTGTATCGTCTGCATTTTCAAACAAGTTTAAAAAATCATCTAATTGTAGGTAAGCCTGCCTGTCTGATGATGCCTGTACAATCTTTGTTTTCCTGATTGCTGATCCATTTCTTTTGTAGCCAAGTACCGCGATTAGCCGATATTTTCCTTTTGATACTTTTTCAATTCTTCCGTTTACCATAGCAAATTTCTCCTTTCTTTGATAAAATAGGGTACAACAAATAGAGCTTCTATTTTTCACGCTTACTTCTTGGTCGGAGGGGCGTGTTTTTTTATTTCATGCTAAATTGCGCTTTATTTGTCGCTACACCACCATCGAAAGTTATGTTGAAATTAGCACCAGCATCACCACTTACATATTTCGACCAAGAAAGTAGCACTTGAGTTTGACCATTGATTAATGTTTCAGAAATGCTATCAGGATCTCCAAAAGTTTGTTTCGCTTGGTCCTCGGTATAGGTTCCATCTGTCGTAACTGCATTAAATTGTTCAAGAGTAGCTTTAGCGTGTTTGGCAACTTTTAGTCCAGTAACTGCCTTAGAAACAGCTTTATCGTTTGAAAATGAAATGACAACTGATGACAGGATTGACCCGCCTTTTAATCCACTCCAAGTTAACATTTTTGCAGTTTGGCCTTCGATGTTCGTTTCGGAGGTTGAATTTGGTTCCCCAAATATTGCTTTGACTTCTTCCAAAGTACTGCCACCGTCACCATTAGTAAGTATGTCTCCAATGATTACTTTGTCGTAATTTTCCTTTAGAGTTGATGTTTTTGTTTCAGTTGATGCTTCAGTAGTGCTTTCAGATTTAGCTGTAGTTGTACTTTTTGAAGTTTTTGTTGCTGCGTCTGTGGCAGAACTATCGTCTGATCCTCCTCCAAGAGCGCTACCAATTCCTCCGATAATAACGATTGCTAAAATCCAAAACCAAACCCGTTTGTAAAAAGGTTTTTTCATTTTTGCAACGTATGTCTTACCGTCTTCCCCAATAAATTTCTTCTTTGCCATAACTTTCTCTCCCCATTCTGATATAATATTTTTAGTGATAGATTATCCAGAAAACCTCTGCCAGAGTGTCCGCTCTGACAGGGGTATTTTTTTATAGTACAACTACGCCGAAGATTTTGAAATCATCTATATCGCTGATTGGGATATCTTCGTATTCTTTATTCAGACTAACTAGTTTTTGACCTGATAATTTTTTAACGAATGCGTCGCTTCCGATCTTACAGACAATTATTTGACCATCTCTAGCTTCGGATGTTCCTTTGACAAAGATTACTTGACCGTTTTCAAAGAGGGGAAGCATCGAGTCGCCGTTGACCTTTACCGCAAAATCATGTGGTGGCACTTCACCAGTATATTCAACTTCTTCGGTAGCTTCTTCTAGCCATTCGCCCTTACCTGCTGAAACGTAGCCTTTAATAACGATAGTTAGTTGTGGCTTTTTGTTTTGTTCTTTGAGTTGATACTCAGCAAAGTTGTAAACTTTTGCTTTTCGTGGCGGATCTAATTGATTGTAGATTGTTTCAATGGAAGAAAGCGGCAATTCATTTTCATCCATTCCTAAAATTTCAATAGGAGAAATATTCAGTGCTTTACTTAATGCAACAATTTTATCGCGTCCCATATTTTCAATCATGCCATTTTCCCATTTTCTAACAGTTGATCGGCCTACGCCTACTAGGTTACCGACTTCTTCTAATGTCATTCCTTTTTCTAATCTTTTTGCTTTTATGACGCTTTCCATTATATTCACCTCCTAAGCTACTATAGTTAGATTATAATACAAAAGTGTCTTAAAAGATACAAAAATGTCCTTTAAAAAGAAAAAAATATTTTTTTTAATAAAAAAGTGTATTTTAAGACACAAAAACTATTGACGGCTATTTTTAGCTATGTTATATTCGATGTGTCCTAAATGACACAAAAATAAAGAGGTGATAAAAGTGAAGGCAAATTTATTTTTAGGGAACTTGAAAGCTCGAAACAAAAATGTAGAGTGGTTAGCTAATCAAATGGTTGAAAGAGGTGTAAATATCACAAAAGCTACTATCTATAAAAAACTTCGAGGAGATTCAGAATTTAATGCTCCTGAAATTAAAGTTATTTCTGAAATTATGGAGTATAGCAAAGACGAAATGTACAATATTTTTTTTGAAGAACTTGTGTCTTAAAAGACACAAAAAAGGAGTGATTGCAATGACAAATCTAACTTTGGTAAGCATGGACGATTTGCGCGTATTGCTTTCTGAAAAAATCATAAAAAACGAAACTTGGGATATTTCGCAAGCTGCTGAATATCTAAAAGTGACAGAAACAACTACAAGAAAGCAAGCGGAACTTGGACTGGTGCCTGGCCGAAAGATTGGTCGAGAGTGGCGTTTTAGTTCGATAGCATTATACGAATATGTAGCGAAAAAGGAGGTAACGAAATGACACGAATCTTAATAGCTGTAATGCTGCTACATCTCAGCTTAACTGGTCAGACGGTTTGGTTTTGGACTTTTGGCGGTGCTTGGGCTATCTGGGGGCTGTTACTTTTGGGTGATTGGCTGTATCAAAGACGGGTGCAAAGGAGGAGAAAAAAATGTTTGAACAAATATTAAATGCTGCAGGTAGAACACAAGAAGAGTTTGCGGAGCTGGAAGAAAATGGATGGTCAAAAACAGAAATTGAAAAGTACAAGCGCGGTTTCAGTAATGGATTTTTTAATATCTTGAGCGAATTACGCTTCGAAGGTCTATTGTCAGACGTTGAAGTTTCTAGAATTGAAGCGGAATTTGACGGGAGGTAAAACCATGATCGAATATGCGATTTACAAAGGAGACAAATTTCAATTTATCGAAACATTAGAGGGTTGTGCTGAGCGGTTAGGGGTTAAAACAGATTTTATCAAATGGTTAGCTACTCCAACAGCATTAAAAAGACTTGATACAGGCGACGGCAATAGATTGATTGCTGTAAGACTAAAAGATTGAAAGGAGGTGAGTAATGAAAGAGGCAAAGGAAACGCTAAAAAAAGCCCTCAACGGCGGCAACCGATAAGGACAAATAAAAATAATCATCTAAGGAGAGTGTAACACATGTCAGTAAAAATCAATAGCCTTGAAGTTGAAAACATCAAGCGTGTAAAAGCTGTTGTTATCCAACCATCAGAAAACGGCTTAACCATTCTTGGGGGTAATAACAACCAAGGTAAAACAAGTGTATTAGATGCGATTGCATGGGCTTTGGGTGGAAATAAATTTAAGCCTAGCCAACCGTATCGCGAAGGTTCAGCAACACCGCCTAATTTGAAAATAACAATGAACAACGGCCTGATTGTGGAACGTAAGGGCAAGAATAGCGATTTGAAGGTAATTGATCCACAAGGCAACAAAGGCGGTCAACAACTCTTAAATAGCTTTGTGGAAGAGTTAGCCATCGACTTACCAAAGTTTATGGAAATGAACAACAAAGACAAAGCAAACACCTTACTACAAATTATCGGTATTGGTGACCAGTTAGCAAAGTTAGAAATGGAAGAAACAGCTATTTACAACGAACGTTACCAAGTTGGACGTATTGCCGATCAGAAGAAAAAATTTGCAGAAGAACAACCTCACTATCCAGATGCACCAAAAGAGCTCGTTTCTACTATGGACCTAATTCAGCAACAGCAGGCTATCCTGGCAAAAAATGGTGAGAATCAACGAAAGAGAGAAAATGTCCAACAACTTCAATCCAAATTTGATTATGAAGCAAAACAAATCGAACAACTAAAAGCACAAATCGAACAATTGGAAAATAATCATCAATCTACTGGCAACGATTTAGCAATCGCTCAAACTTCGGCTGCTGATTTACAAGACCAATCCACCGCAGAATTAGAAGCAAGTCTGCAAAATATCGAAACGATCAACATTAAAGTTCGGGCAAACCTGGATAAAGAAAAAGCTGAGTTAGATGCTGAAGAATTCGCAAAACAGTACAAAGCTTTGGATGAAGATATTAAAGCAGTACGAGAAGAGCGTATGAAGCTACTGGACAGCGCACAATTACCTTTACCAGGGCTATCTGTTCAAGAAGGCGAGTTAATCTACAATGGCCAAAAATGGGACAACATGTCCGGATCTGATCAATTAAAGGTTTCAACTGCAATCGTCCGTAAATTAAAACCAGAATGCGGATTTGTGTTGCTGGACAAATTGGAACAAATGGATATGACACAACTTGAACAATTTAGTAATTGGTTAGAACAGGAAGGGTTACAGGCTATCGCAACACGAGTAAGCACAGGAGATGAATGCAGCATCATTATCGAAGATGGTTATGTTACGAAAAATAATTTATCACCGCTTGAGGGCGAAACTCAACCTCAAGAATTACCGAAATGGACGAAAGGAGAATTTTGATGAATATCACAAGAGGAGTTATCGCTAAAGCGCAAAAGGCAGTGGTTTATGGACCCGAAGGAATTGGGAAATCGACCTTGGCATCACAATTTCCAGATCCGCTATTTATAGATACAGAAGGTAGTACCAACAACATGAACGTAGCTAGACTGGACAAACCGTCAAGTTGGTCAATCCTCATGCAACAAATTGATTTTGTGAAACAAACAATGCCGTGCAAAACACTAATAATCGATACGGTAGACTGGGCAGAACGTCTTTGCATCGATTACATCGTAGCTGCTGGAAGTAAGACGAGTATCACTCAATTTGGCTACGGAGAGGGATTTATAAAACTGGAAGAAGAGTATGGCCGATTTTTGAATAAGTTATCTGATGTTTCTGAAATGGGAATCAATGTTGTTTTGACTGCTCATGCCAAAATTGTGAAATTCGAACAACCAGATGAAATGGGCGCCTATGATCGGTGGGAGTTAAAGCTGGGGAACAAAACGACTGCAAAAACTTCGTCCCTTACAAAAGAATGGGCGGACATGGTTTTGTTCTGTAATTATAAAACTCTATCGGTAGCTACAGACGATAAAGGTAAAAAATTTAAAGGGCAAGGCGGCAAGCGTGTAATGTACACGACACACCATCCAGCTTGGGATGCTAAAAATCGATTTGGTTTACCGGATGAGTTAGATATGAATTTTAGTGGTATTGCCCATATATTTGCACCTAAACAACCGGAACAACCAATCGGTACGAATACACCAGCACCAACTGAAATGCCTGTAAATAAATCAGAAACACCAATAGAAAAGCAAACAAAACCAACAGAACCAAATTTCGAGCGAGAGTCAATCGACTACTCAGGGATTCCACAAAATTTAGTGGATTTAATGAAAGTTAATAATGTTATACCGGCCGAAATTATGCTTGCGACTGAATCAAAAGGATATTACCCAGAAGGTACACCGATTGCTAATTATGATCCAGGCTATGTGGACGGTGTACTGGTGGCAGCTTGGCCACAAGTATTCAACATGATTAAAGAAATTAGAAACCAACAACAATTTTAAAATATTAGGAGGAAAATACAATGACACAATTTAAACAAGAACGCGAACTAGGATGGGATGACACAATTACACAGGATAGCGAAGGCGGTATCGTCTTAGCGCCAGGGGATTATATTTTCGAAGTGACCAAGTTCGAACGTGCTCGGTACACACCTGGTCCAGCCTCTAAGCTACCAGCTTGCAACATGGCCAAATTAGAATTAAAAATTCAATCTGAAAAAGGAACAGCTATTGTCTTTAACAATCTATATTTACACACTTCGACAGAAGGATTGCTATCAGCTTTCTTTGCATCGATCGGACAAAAGAAAAAGGATGCACCGCTTCAAATGAATTGGAATATGGTTACTGGTGCCAAAGGTGCAGTAAAAATTAAAAATCGTACGTATAAAGACAATACTTACAACGATGTAGATCGTTTTTATCCAAGCGATTCAAGCTACTACACAACGAAGCAAATGCCCGAAATTGTTCAACAGCTACAAGCTCCACAACAAGGTTATCAAGCAGCACCGCAAAATAATTGGAATCAACAACCACCACAACAACAAGTACCGCAACAGCAAGGGTACCAAGCTGGACAATTTTAGGAGGGATTAATTATGGATAAATCAAAAAAAATTAATTTTATCGGGGGCTATGTGGAACTTTTTGTTCCACTGCCCCCCACATATGAGTTTGGTGATTGGAAAATACGTGTCATAGGAAAAATCGTTGCTTCCGATAAAACAACAAAAGCCGAGGGAAAGAAAATCCTAATTCAAAAAGGATTTACTACCAACGGCAATAAAGAGAATGAGTTTTATAAAATTATTGATCTTGATTTTGTTTAGCTAACTTTTCTTGCTTGATTCTTTCTTTTTCTGCGGCCACGTACGCATCAGAAAATTCGTAATCAAGTTCACCAGATATAAACATTGAGGCTGATCTAATAAAACGTTTCATTGTCTGGATATCAAGAGAACTATGTTTTCTGACAAAATGAGCTTCATCATTTCCAATCCATGCTGAAAGCTCAAGTAAATTTTGTATTCGAGGTAAATCATTATATCGATTTCGGATGGTGTTGTTTAGTGTTTCTGTTTTGATTTTTTCTTCAGACTCAGCATCTCTTTTTATTGCGAATGACTTTATAAGAAATTCTAATGATTTACGAAATCCTAAACCTGCTATCTGGTCTAAGCCAATAGATTCAGCTTCGAGTGCTTGATTATATATTGTGTCAAAATCTGGAAAAGTTTCCCGTATTTCGTTTGGTAGATCATTTTTTAAAAGAGGCTTATAAGAATATACAATTAAATCGCCGGTTTTTTCTATTGTACTATGCTCTTTTCCGGTTTTTGTGAAATTAAAAGCTTGAATATGGAATCTTCTACATTCTTTTCGAGGACATTGTAAAACAACAGCCGCAGTATTATGGACATTGCTGAATATTTTATCAGCATAACAGCCACGCATAATAGGCTCAATAGGATAAGCACAATGAGGACATGATTCGTTTAGGTTGAAAACTCCATAAGTGGTGGAATTAGAACCACCAGGAAAAGAAACAGAAATCTTTTTATTCATATAAATTTATCTCCTTTTTTTAAATAATTATATCAATACAGAAAGGAAAATTCTATGCAATTAAGACCATATCAACAAGCTGCACGTACTGCAATTCAAAATGAATGGCAAGAAGGACGTAAGAAAACATTGCTTGTCCTTCCTACCGGATGCGGAAAAACAATCGTATTCAGCAAAGTAATTGAAGATAGGGTCAGATTAGGCGAGCGTGTGCTCGTCCTAGCCCATCGAGGAGAATTGTTAGATCAAGCATCTGACAAATTAGAAAAGTCTACTGGACTAAAAACAGCAATCGAAAAAGCAGAAAAAACAAGTATTGGTAGTTTTTTACGTGTGGTGGTTGGTTCAGTACAAACCATGCAACGAGAAAAACGACTAAGTAAATTTCCATCAGATTACTTCGACACAATTGTAGTCGATGAAGCACATCATTGTATTTCGGCCGGCTATCAATTTGTATTAAACCATTTTGAAGATTCAAATGTTTTAGGTGTTACAGCTACTCCCGACCGTGGAGACATGCGAAATCTAGGGTCGTACTTTGAATCATTAGCCTACGAATACACATTACCAGCAGCAATCAAAGAAGGTTTCCTAAGCCCAATCAAGGCATTAACCATTCCGTTAAAGCTAGACTTGTCGGGAGTTGGTCAACAAGGTGGAGATTTTAAAACGAAAGATTTAGGTACCGCATTAGATCCATATCTATATCAAATTGCAGATGAAATGGCAAAACATTGTGCTAATAGAAAATCAGTTGTCTTTTTACCATTAGTCAAAACTAGCAAAAAATTCCGAGATATTTTGAATGAAAAAGGATTTAAGGCTGCAGAAGTGAATGGAGAATCAAAAGACCGATCTGAAATATTAGAGGATTTTGAAAAAGATAGATACAACGTTCTTTGCAACTCAATGCTTCTGACAGAAGGCTGGGATTGCCCATCAGTTGATTGCATCGTAGTTCTTAGACCAACAAAAGTACGAAGCCTATACAGTCAAATGGTGGGTCGTGGTACTCGCTTGTTCCCAGGAAAAGAAGAATTACTTCTATTGGACTTTTTATGGCATACAGAACGACATGAATTGTGTCATCCCGCACATTTAATTGCTAGTAGTGACGAAGTGGCCAAGAAAATGACAGAGAACATCGAAGAGGCAGGCGAACAAGGATTTGCGGTTGATATCGAACAAGCAGAAAGTCAAGCGGAAAAAGATGTAATAGCTGAACGTGAAGAAGCACTAGCTAAACAATTGGAAGAAATGCGTAAGAGAAAACGTAAACTAGTAGATCCATTGCAATTCGAAATGTCGATTCAAGCTGAAGATTTAACAAATTATGTTCCGACGTTTGGCTGGGAAATGGGTCCGCCAAGTGACAAGCAAGTTAGTGCTCTCGAAAAATTGGGAATCATGCCAGACATGATTGATAACGCAGGTAAAGCTAGTCTAATGCTTGATCGTTTGAATAAACGGAAAGAAGCAGGACTAGCTACACCAAAACAGATTCGATTGCTGGAACAACGTGGATTTAGGTCAGTTGGTACCTGGTCATTTGATAGTGCTAGTAAAATGATTAATCGTATTGCAGCAAATGGATGGAGATTGCCAAGTGGGATCAATCCGTTAACGTACGAAGGAGCGTAATAAGATGTATAAAATCTATAAATCGCATCATCAATCTGTAGTATCTGACGAGACCTTGAAGATTTACTGTATCGTATCGAACGAAGAAGCCGACGTATTAATAAAAGGCGTTCAACATATGCTAGTTTTCAGAGAAACATTGTACACGACTTTAGACATGTTGAATGAATACGGATATAAAAAGGAAAATTTCATAAGGAAAAAGGTGGCGGAGTAATGACCAAAAAGAAATCGAAGGTTAAAAAGAAAAAACGCCGCATGGAAGCGAAGGCAATCGCTAACGGTACTAGTAACATTAAAGGAAATAAAAGGACGATAAAGGCTATTAAGAAGGTATTTTCTACGTTTGCTGACGAGAAACAGGAGGGTGAAGATGGAAAACAAACGGACAAGCTTAGAAAAAATTAGTGATGGAATAGGACTTGTATTTCAGGGGATAGTTGAGATCTTCTCAGATATTGTATCTGTGGTATCTAAAATTTCTAAGCAAATCAATTGGGAGTTGCTAGCAAAAGTTTCAAATGATCCAGAAATTAAAAAATATTACACAATATATCATAGAACCAAAAAATCCAGAATTAAGAAAAAACAGATGAAAAAAATAAAAGCATTATTATATGGAGGATGAGTGATGATACCAAAATTTAGAGCATGGGATAAAAGCCGCAAGTTGATGGGTGATGTGACTTCGATTAAATTTAGTGAAGTGCAACATATGCAAGTTAAATATCGCATTAACGATAATGGAAAAGTCGTTGATGAGTGGTCTAATTTAGACGATGACGCATGTGGTACGTGCTTCCTAATGCAATCAACAGGCTTAAAAGAAAAAAACGGCGTGGAGATTTTTGAAGGGGATATCGTAAGGCATTCGAAGATATCTACTGATATATCAATTGTTCGATTCGGTGAGTTTGGCGTTCCGAACATAGAAGAAATGGAATATCAAGATATGGCAGTAGGATTTTACTTTGAAAATGCAAGCGATCTAAAAGATGTTGAGCCATTTAATATGACAATACCATTAAACAATTTATATGTTAAAGGCATAGAAATAATCGGCAACATCTACGAAAACCAAGAATTATTGGAGGTTGAATAATGTTTAAACTAATCTGTTTTATCGTCGGATATCTAATCGGCACAGCTATTGTGTTAATTGTATCAGCAAGTAGGGAGGATTGAGTTTGGAACAGTGGAGAGTAGAACAAGCAATAAGAGACACATTTAGAATAGATCAGCTAATTGTAAAACGATTATATGTATCAAATTGGAGGATGCGAAATGAATAAAAAAGAATTAATCGAAAGACTGAAAGAAAATGGAGCATGGTGCACAGAAATTCACACTGGCGAAAAAGATTTTTACGTCAAAATCAGCAAGGCGAGAGAACTAATTAAGGAATTAGATGAACCTGAAGAAGAATGTTTAAACGTGCCAGATAACATAAAACAAATGCGTGAATTATACGCAGACTTGTTACAAACGTTCATCGAAAAAAATAGCGATTATGGTAACAGCTTTGATCAGTCGATTGATGAGTTTGGGCTTATCGCAGGTGTGGTGAGAATGGCAGACAAGTTAAATCGACTAAAAACATTGATAAACAAACCGCGCAGCGAAGTGGATGAGTCATTACGCGATACTGCTTTAGATTTGGCCAATTATGCAGCTATGTTTGCCAGGAAATTATCCGAAACGGAGTAAAGCGGATGGAGCAAATATCATTATTTGACGAAAGTGAAGCGCAAGTAAATTTCCATGGGCATTATTGCAACGATGACTGGTCCATGAAAACAAATAACAAAAATATTGTCGATACTATTTGTTTTAGATTAACCAAAAAAGAATTGAAAGAAATTTGTAGAAAAGCAGTAGATATTACAAAGCAAGGACCATACACATACCAGGTAAATTTTATAGATCATGGATTCAAAAAGGCAATCGATGTTAGATTTGCGAACTTTACAGTTAGCACTAAGAGGACTGTTTTCGAACATATTGATTTGTATTTTGATTGCAGTACGTATAAAGGATACTGAGGAGGTCACAAGATGAAAGCAATTCTAAAAGATACGACTAACGCGCAAATGCTGTCACAAATTGGTAAGAAGTATACGTTTTTCGAAAATCCAAAAGAAGGCCAACGATTTATGGCATACGGAGATGAAGTAGATACAAAGCCAATAAATTCATCAGTCGTTACTCGAGTGGCAAATGTGGGCAATCTGTGGCGCATAGAAACAACGTATAGCATATATATGTTTGAATTACTAGGATAGGAGATTATAACATGGAAAATTTAGTTAAAGCAGTTGAAGAATGGGCAATTGATAAAAAATTAGATCAATCAAACCCAGAGAGCCAATTTTTGAAAGTGGCAGAAGAGTTGGGCGAAATCGGAGCGGCAATGTCACGAATGAAAAAAGATCCAGAAAAAATTAATGATTTGGAGGATGCAATTGGCGATACGACGGTAACACTAATCATTTTAGCCATGCAACACGATTTAGATTTTAAAGATTGCTTGCAGGCGGCATATGACGTTATTAAAAATCGTACAGGAAAAACTATCGACGGGACATTCATCAAGTCTGAGGATTTGTGATGGGCGTCGGCGAAGGAGTAGCAATAGCAATAATTGCATCAATCCTGATCGTTACAATCACGCAGCTAACATTGTGGATTCTTGATAAAAAGAGGTGGAAGAAGTAGTGGAAAATAGATTAGATTTACTCTCTTTGCTTGAATATGTAGATCCTTCCTACTTATCCTATCAAGAATGGACGAATGTAGGAATGGCTTTGAAACATGAAGGTTATACTGCCCTAGATTGGGACCAATGGAGTCAACGTGATTCCGGTAGATATCATTCTGGGGAATGTTTTAAAAAGTGGGATACTTTCAAAGGAACTGGCCAACCGATTACAGGAGCAACGATTACACAACTTGCGAAGGATAATGGATGGGTTTCACCATTCAAAGAAGAAGGCGGTCATGAATTAGATTGGAACGACACTTTGCAACGTGATGATTTAGTTATCATTGATCGCAATTGGATCGAAGGAAAAGAGATACACGAACCAGTCAAATGGGAACCAGCGAAACAAATCATCCAGTACTTGGAAACTTTATTCGAACCATCCGAAACAGTCGCATACAACGTGCAAGCATGGCAGGATGAGGATGGGAAATGGAAACCAGGAAGCAAAGGAGCATATGATCGCACGGCTGGTCAATTAATCGAAGCATTGACACATTGTGGAGATGATATTGGTTCTGTCCTTGGTGATTATAATCCAGAAGCTGGTGCATGGATTCGGTTCAATCCCATGGATGGAAAAGGTGTAAAAAATGACAATGTAACAGAATTTAGATACGCATTAGTAGAATCGGACAATATGGGCTTAGAAAAGCAAAATGCCATCATGCGCGAACTCGAATTGCCAATAGCCGCCTTACTCTATAGCGGGGGCAAATCGATTCATGCAATTGTGAGAGTAGATGCCGATAACTATCCGGAATATCGGAAGCGGGTTGATTATCTTTATGATGTCTGTAAGAAAAATGGACTGACAAATGATACTCAAAACAGGAACCCTTCAAGATTAAGCCGGATGCCCGGTGTCCTTCGCGGCGAAAACAAACAATTTATTATCGATACCAATATCGGTAAATCCTCTTGGGATGAATGGAAAGAATGGATTGAAAGTGTCAATGATGATTTACCAGATCCCGAAAGCTTGTCAGATTTATTTGATAAACCAATCGAATTAGCACCTGAATTAATCAAGGGAATGTTGCGCCAAGGACATAAGATGTTGATAGCTGGTCCATCAAAAGCAGGTAAATCTTTTTCTCTTATTCAGTTAGCTATAGCGATTGCGGAAGGTCGTCAATGGTTCGGATTTAATTGCGAACAAGGGAAAGTGTTGTATGTCAATTTGGAGCTGGACGAACGTTCAGCAAAAGTTAGATTCGCGGATATCTATAACCGGATAGGTCAAGGACATGCAAATGTATCAAATATTGATATTTGGAATTTGCGTGGCAAGACAAGTCCAATGGACAAGTTGGCACCTAAACTAATTCGACGAGCACAGAAATCCAATTACATGGCTGTGATCATTGACCCGATTTACAAGGTGTTAACAGGAGACGAAAACAGCGCACATGAGATGGCCAAATTTACCAATCAATTTGACAAAATAGCCACAGAATTAAATTGTGCAGTGATCTATTGTCATCACCATTCAAAAGGGTCACAAGGTGGTAAGAACTCAATTGACCGTTCCAGTGGGTCGGGAGTATTTGCGCGAGATCCAGATGCAATCTTGGATTTAATCGAATTACCAGTCAGCGAAGAGAGATATGCAACATTGGAGAATGAAGCAATTTGTTCTACATATTTACAAGCAATTAGAAAAAATAATCCAAGCTACACAGAAATCGGATTAGATGACCAATTCAGTGTGAAGCAAATGAAATACCATTTAATGTGTGCGATAAAGTCTCAAGACATTTTGAAACAAATTGAAGAAGAGAAACAAGCGGCTATCCGAGCAGCCAGACAAGCGACCGCCTGGAGAATTGATGGAACACTCCGTGAGTTTCCAAAGTTTGATCCGATCAACGCATGGTTTAGATATCCAATTCATGTATTAGATGATTCGCTAAAGGATATTGCTTTGGAAGAATCATCCCAGGATAAATGGAAAAAGGGTACAAAAAAAGCAAATACTAATAGTAAAGAAAAGAGCAATCAAGAGTTAGAAACAGCTTTTAGTGCATTATCAGAAGATGGTGGACCTCTAAACGTCGAGGAATTAGCCGAATATTTTAGTATCGAAAAACAATCTGTTTATCGCAAGGTAAAAAAACATGGTGGGTTCAAAATTGAGGGTGGATATATCAAGAAAAATAAAGCGGACGAAACCTAATTAACATTAACAACCTATTAACACTGTTATAGATTGTTAAAAACAAACTATCCGTTAACATCCTATAACATGTTAATAGGTTGTTAAGTGGTTAAAACGTTGTTGTACCGCTGTCTGCTAACCCCTTAACACTCTCCCTTTCAGGGATAGAGTGTTTAAGGTAGGTTAACGCCAGACAAAATGGATTGTTAAAGAAGTGATTTTGAATGGCTATACCAAAATAAAATAACAAAATGAGGTGTATTATTTGATTGAATTTTTTATGAACATCATTCCGCCAGAAACAACGCATCAGCAAAAACAGGTATCTGTGGTAAATGGCAAACCACATTTTTATGAACCTGCTGATCTAAAAAAAGCACGATCAAAATTGATGGCACATCTTGGAAAACATGTTCCTAATGAAAAAATGGTTGGTCCAGTTCAGATGATTGTGAAATGGTGTTTTCCAATTGTAAATGGACACAAAAATGGAGAGTATAAAATTTCTAAGCCGGATCTGGATAATAGCCAAAAATTATTACAGGATTGCATGACTGATTTAGGATTCTGGAAGGACGATTGTTACGTAGCTAGTTTAGTGGCGGAAAAGTTTTGGGCAGAAGTTCCTGGTATCTATATTTGTATTAAGGAGTTGTAGCTATGGATTGGGGAGCAGTATTTAGCGATATTCAAAAGTGGATGATTGAATCTAACGAAGTATCCAAAAGATTTCCAATCAACAGCGATCAGTATTGGGAATGGGTAGTTCAGTCAACAGGGACGATTGGAAATAAGTACAACAATCATCCTCTTGTGTCGAAATTTTTAATAGCTTTGATTTCTTTTCAGGAAGAGAATTACAAAGCTGTTACCGAAAAAAATAATTAAGAGGGTGATTGCAATTTATGAATGGGTAAATACTTTAATAACAATTGATAATGAATTGTATCAGCTGAATTTCAATCTTAAAGTAAGCAGGCGTGAATTGCAGCGCTGGACTAATGGTGATTTAGCGAAGCATCAAACATTCTTAATTTCTTTAGAGCGGCAAGGTAGATTGAAGGGTGTGATCAGTGAATTGGAAAAACGTATTGAACAGTTGCAAAAGGAACGCCAAGAAATAATTGATACAATCGATAAATTTCAAGGATTAGAAAATAAAATTCTAAAGATGAAGTATGTCGATGGTTTGAAGTTAGAAGCTATAGCAGTACAAACAGGATATAGCTTATCCTACATCAAAAGCAAACACGCTACTTTGATGAGAATGATTAAGTTTAGTAAAAAGGTATAGTACGTACAGTACTAAGACAGTACCGACAACTTGATTCATACGTGGTACAGTAATAGAGTAAAATATTGTCACTAACAAAAACCTCCTTTCTTTTTCGTCGACCTACTTAGTCTTTCTTTCCAAGTGGCAATATAAACCATTGAAACAAGTTCTAGGCTTGTACATCATGTTTCGAGTGCATGGCAATGGATTTAATTATTGACGATGCCAGGCACCGTCTCTTTTTTACTACCCCCCACCGAGAAAGGACCATGCACTATGAAACAACTAAGAGCAGACAAACAAGGACCCCACCGTGTAGCGTTTGAGAAGAACAAGAAGATCATACTCATGACTCAGAACGTCTGTGCTATCTGTGGAAAGCCAGTTGATAAAAGTATTAAGGCGCCGAACCCAATGAGCCCAGTGATAGATCATATCA